GGTTAAGATTCATCACCTATGTACAATCCGGCTTTTGTGTGGGTACCGTGAATCTATGTTTACTTATACTAGGATTTCTTGACTCATGGTAGTTGACGTGTTAAACTGACACATATAATAAAACTAATAGATTTTTAAACATTATGTTTATGTATCTAATTTATAAAACCGGAGAATATCATACGAATCTTAACCAATGACAACGCAGCTTATGAGCTCGATAAAATACCAAATGAAATCGACGACATTAGATATTGTGTGTTAGATTATTCTGATCCTAAGAACCCTGATTATTTCTTTATTCCTCTTATCTTTCTGGAGAGCTTCTACGCGCCAGCGGTTGTATTGCAGATTGACAATTATAAAATACAAATGCCACTAGATTGGTCTATTTTAGTCTGCGACGATGCATATAGTGATCTAGAAATAATGCCGTTAACAAGTTTAAATGATCGTGGATTTCATACAATGGTGTATAATCCGCTAAGGCATATGGTACCGAGACCAAAAGAAGTAACCATAACAAATGTATATGCTGAAGTTAAGTGGTTCTTCCCAAAGTTAAAACACGGTAATATTCTTGTTGTACCATTAGAAGATACACCGTTTCCTAACTGCGTATTGTTTGTTAAAGATGTAAATAAGTTACCTGAGGTAATCGACATCGGAGCATTATTCGAATGACAGATAGCGTAGAAGACTGGATTAACGGATTCTATGAATTAAATCCGGATGCTGCACGGCACGAGGAAGAAATTAAAGTAAAGAAGCCGGCAAGCACACTTACGCTTGCAATGGAACTTCCTGCAATGGATTATAAAGATAAAGATTTCTATGCCAATCTTTCTGACGAGCATAAGAAAGAAATTAGCATATGGGTACTAATGCGCTATATGAGTTCGTGTCAAGGGGATGCTGAGCAACACTTAACTATGGTTAACGATGTAGTAAATGTTAATTTTGCAGCATTAAACAGACACCCCGAATTACAATGGAAATTGTTATCTATATGTGGTACCAATAAGAAGCAATTTCATCCTTGGATACCGCCCGGAAAGAAGGCAAAGAAAAATAGACTTGAAGAGGCGCTGGTATCATTCTTCCCGTTGATGAAAGATGATGAATTAGAGATGCTTCAGAAGATTAATACAAAAGAGGATTTTGAACAATTCTTTAAGGATAATGCATTTGATGACAAAACTATTAAAGAAATCTTTAAAGGCGACACCAAAGGAAAGTAGTAAGAGCGTGATCCAACCATTTGTATGTAAATATTGTGAAAAGAAATTTCACAAAGAAAACACACTTAGCACACACCTGTGTGTTAAGAAACGACGCCATATGGAGATCGACACGCCCGCTTCGCGGTTCGGGTTCAGGACTTACCAGCGATTCTACGAACTCACAATGGCTGCAAAGAAACCAAAGACAGTGCAAGAGTTTATTGACAGTCCGTATTACATTGATTTCGTAAAGTTTGGAAATCATTTGGCTAATCTTAAGCCAGTGTATCCCGAAAAGTTTATTGAGTTTGTTATTAAGAATAGTGTTGATTTAAAAAACTGGACTAAGGATTATGTATACTATACCTATGTGGAAGATTTGATTAAGAAGGAACCTGCAACTGCCGCCACTGACAGGACTATTACGGAAATCGTCGAATGGACTATTGCAAACAATGTAGCATTTAACGAGTTTTTTAGCCATATTTCGGCAAATGAAGCAGCCCATATGATCCGCAGCGGTAAGATTAGCCCGTGGGTATTATACCTAAGCGAATCAGGTGGATCTTTAATGGATAGCTTTACGGCAGACCATACTCCTATCATTGGCGATATTATTGAGCCAGGTTTGTGGATGCGAAAATTTAAGCAGAATAGCGACGATGTTGATTATATTAAATCATTATTGGTACAGGCTGGACTATAAATGGCACGCATAGTTTCAACTGATGTAGATATCGACGTCATTGGTCGGGATAAAATCCTGCAGGGCCTAGAGTGTGTCTATGGGCGCATTGACCGCCCAGATGACAAGTTTGAAAAACATCCTACGGGTGTTTACTTTCAGAATATTCCACGCGACCCAACCACTAATGTATCTACTATAGATCATCGTATTGCAAATGA